TGCACCTTGAATATGAAGAATACTATTAGATGCTTTAGGTGTGATTGAAAGAGATAACACATTTGTTTGAGTTGCAAAAGTAGCTTGTAAAGCAGTTGCGTTGTCTGTACGAACAATCTGAATAGCAGAGCCAGGCATCCTTAATGTGCCAGTATCAGTTCCAACTAAAGTTTTACCAGTAGGGATTGTAATGGTAGTACCACTTGCAGTATCTAAATTATTAATTTTTAATGTTGATGCCATATCCTATTCCTTATTGTGCGATTTCCATTACTGATATGCCACTATAACTACTATACTGATTAACATACCAAGTGGTGTTACTGTCATTTTTATAAGCGCAAACCTTAAAATATTGTGTATTAGTGTTTCCAACTGTATTTACAAGAACTGAAGCCCCACCACCATTAAGGTGAGCTGTTCCCGCCCCAGGCAATGCAAGTTGACAATCCATTCTTTGAGTGCCACTCGTATCACCACTTGTTTCGTTATGAATTACTCTTATTGCCAAGCGTCCAGAACCACCATTACTAACACCAGATGTATTAAGATGAACCAAAAATTTTGAATTACTAAATTTTGGAGTAATTGCTACTTGATAAAGATATGTTAATGTACCAATATTAGATGCCGAATATTGAGTATTACTCTGAGTGTTTACAACTTGAACAATCATTTCAGGCGCTTTAATTGTTTTACCAGTAGGGATTGTAATCGTTGTACCACTTGCAGTATTTAGATTATTTACGAATAAAGTACTCATTGTGCAATCTCCATAGCAACCATTGAACTGTGTGATAAATTAGAACCACTATTGTTAAAATATGCAGTTCCAGAACCACCGTATCTTGTAAAACAAAACTTATAAGTTGTTGCATTAGTAGTTGCAGGCGAATCTAAAAATTGACCGTGAAACCTTCCACCAGTAAAATTAATCGCATAATCCATAACACCATCATTGGCTTGAGAACCACCCAGCAAATCAATCAATGTACTGCCTCTTTTGATTAAAGCATTTACATAAGCATTACTACCATCACCTCTAAGTGATATTGACATCATAAGAAGTATTTTACTAGTATTATATTTTGGTGTAATAGTTACATTCAAACCACTTTCAGTTGGTGAACTAAGTGTAGTATTAGTTGAAGTAACTTGCGTCATGGATTGAGCATACTGCGTTTGAATCACATAACCAGCAGGCAACTTAACATTTGCCGCTGTAGTTGCACCTACGATATTATCTACTGTTAATGTTGAAGCCATTCTCTATCCCCTATACGATTGTCAAGTTACCGTTAACAGTCAAGTTAACAGTTCCAGAAGTTGATACAGTCAACGGCCCAGCACATGATGCATTGTCGCCAGCGGCAATTGTAACACTAGTATTTAGTGTTGATTCATTTACACGAAAGATATCTGCTTTACCAGAAGTTGTATCTCCTCTAGCACCAGATTCTCCAATGAAATATCCAGCACCTGTTGAGAAACCAACGTCAGCAGCGGCAACTTCACCGTCTTTAATTGAACGAGAAACTATTTTTCTAATTGGCATATCTATCTAATCCTTTTTCTTTATACTATTTATGCATCCGAAACATCGGTGCCTGTCTTTGGATCAAAGTTTTTCGCATCCTCAAAGAAGGAAACTTCTTCATTAAATCCGAAGTTATCATCACCATCAGCATCTGCTGGTTTCGGTGTGACTGTATATCTTTGTTCTCTCTTAGGTGCATTAGCCTGTACATCTGTATATTGATCTACCTGTACAGATTTAATAACTTTCTGAGAAGTCACAGGGCCATATAAGAAGAATTTAGCAGTAAAACTTAATGTATAAGTAATTGCCCTTCTTGTTAAGAAGTCTCCTTCATAATCATCAGCATATGATACACCATTGAGAATAATAGGTACATCTCTTGTCTGACCCATATCTGTGTTATCATTAATTGTTACCGTATAATCTGGTTGAAAGTATGGTAATACTTGTTCTACAATCTGTAAAGCATCGTCTGAATTCTTTGCAAGAATAACAAGTTCAAAATCAACATTATAAGGAACTGGCATATACTGAGAATTCATAGTTTTCCCATCTGCACTACTATCCACAGTTTTCAATTTTTGAACTGTGTTTAATTTCCTAGATGGGTCATATGAAATGTTTTGCATTTCAAAACCAATTCTTGGTAGTGTAACAGCAACCTTTTTATTTAAGTTGGGGTCTTCTGAAAGTCTTGCTAACCACTTTTGTTTTGGGCCATATGCAAGAGGCACTTTCATAGATTGCACGACTGCACCCGAACTGTTCTTACGAACAAGGTTGATATTGTTAAACATACTACCGAAGGCGACTACCACCTTCCTCATTGTTTCATGGTAAAATTGTTGTCCAAGCATAATTTATTATCCTATATCTCCAAATGGATTCTTTTCTGAGAAATCCAATACATTATCATCAGCACTATCAAAGTAATCTGATTGTGAATTTTCATCTATTGTATCTACTACATAAGACTCTTGTATTATATAGTGAGTTCCAGCAAGTGTTTCTAATAGTACCTTCTCACCACCAGTTTCATCCTCACCAAGTATATTATCACCAAGTCCAGCACCTGTAGTTCCATTCTCTTGCATTAAGAGAGTTCCATCTTCCAGTTGCATTTGTTGATTAAATGCACCAGACTGTTCTAGAGTAAACTGATACTCTAACATATCCAAAGAGTTTGCTGTTTCAATAGCATCAATCTCTGCGATACCTGTATCAATATCTTCTGAACTATATTCAAAAGTCTTGACTTTTAGTTTGTACGCTGGCAAATTGTGTACTTGATAAAATGGATCATCATGGTCAACGAATGAAATCTCAAACATCTTACTCACCTTTGGAAAGTAAATTAAATCACCTTCATTGGGTCTTGTAGAGACTGTTAGATTTGAATCGGTGGCAACAAACTGTTCCCATCTTCTTCTTGCTACTGTAAAAGTTGCGTCTTCTTGCATTTGAAGACCAAATTTAGACATAACTTCTTTTTCGCCTTCATATCCTTCTACGTTCTCAAAGTACATCTCAATAAGATAAGCGTCACCAAAAGCAGAAAGTGGGTCTTCACCCAACAGCTCATCTTCATTCACAATCGTTCTTGGAATGTAGTAAACATCCTGTCCATAAATCCTTAACTGTTCAATCATTAAGTCTTCATAAAGATTCTGTTCTGGTTTAGTACCTGTATCGAAATATACGTTTGTTGGCATATTACTATCCTATCATATAATTTGGTGGGAGTTCATATGCTAACTGAATCTGTTCTTCTAATTTTTCTATATCGGTTTGTGCTTCCTCAAAGAGTTTTGCACCATTTAACGTGACACCACCTAACATCTGCACACCTTCAAATTTAGAAAGGTTTGCACCCCACTGTCTTTTGATTAGAGCAGTTGCATATCTTTTAAGGTAAATGTCATCGTATATATCTGTCCACGTTGTTGGGTCTAATTGTCTATAACATTCTATGACAATAAAGTCACCAGCAACAACATCATTAGACCAATCAAAATCAAGATAAAGTCTATTTTGGTGTTGATTAAATCTAAAAGAAGTTTGTCCACTAAGAAGATTATCAAGCATATCAACGTGTTGCATTACCATTTCGTAATGTAGAATAGATGTGCTTGTAAAATCGTATAAGTCATTTAATCTCATTTGATAACGAACATCAAACATATTAATACTTGACTTATTTGAGAAATCGAATACATTAGTTACTGAAAGAATACTGTCGGGAACAGGAAGAAATCCCTTTCCATCCAACCATGTTGATGATACCGTATTGTCTGCTTTATCAGTTGCAGATTCAGTAGCATTAGTAGCGGCTCTAGAAATATCAGCAGCAGTCATTTGATGTTTTAGATAGACTCGTTCTACACCATCGTAATGATACTGAGCAAAATATTGAAGCGCTTCATCAATTCTATCATCTACTTGGTCATCATCGACATTAATTTCGATTACAGGTTTCCCTAGTGACCTAAGACAATATTCTTTAAATGTTGATTTTGATGTTGGTTTTGCCATTTTAGTTGTCCTTTGTATACTATTTAGGTGTTACCCCAACGCAACTCCCATAGCAATTGCAAACCCTTGAGTTGAACCAGCAGTAGTTTGGATTGTACCATCACCAAACTGAATACCATTTGTTCCCACAACAACTTTACCAGAACCATTCGGTAAAATACTAATATTTCTATTAGATGCAGATACAATACTATGAGTAACTACATCAAGGTTGCCTCCAAGTTGAGGAGAACTATCATCTGATACATTTTGAATACCAGCACCAGCAAGTGAACTAACTGAAGCAAATCCAAGATTTCCAGAACCATCTGTTTTTAGAACTTGGCCAGCGTTACCATCTGCTACAGGATGTGAAAGTCCATCAAGAATTACTTTACCAGAACCGTTTGGTGTAATTGCAATATTTCTATTTGATGTAGAAACAATTCCATGAGTAACTACATCTAGGTTTCCTCCAAGTTGAGGCGAGGAATCATCAGCAAGACTTGCAATGCCAGATGCAGAAACAACAAGGTCTATTGTTCCATCTAAATCTTGATAGGTTGCAGTAATATTTGTCTCTGTATTACTAGTGAACATTGCACCAACTGTATCTTGAATAACTTCAGATAAGTCTATATCAGCAGAACCATTAAATGCAACACCGTGAATATTTCTTGAACTTGCAAGTGTAGTAGCAGTAGCCGCATTACCAGAAGTATCTTGGTTACCACCAGCATTGACGCCAGGCAAGTTTATATCAGCAGTACCGTTAAATGATACTCCACCGATATTTCTCGCACTTGCGAGTGCAGTTGCAGTGTCAGCAACGATAGTCAATCCATTTACAAATGATGCGTTGACCCTACTATCAATTGCAGAGTTTACTCTTGCAGTTGTATGATATAAATTAGATGAACCTTCTGAAAGGTCATCTGTGTCGAAGTTGGTTAGGTTTCTTGTATTAGTGAATGCAGCCCAACCCATGTTTCCATGTGCAGAACATTGATAGTGTAAAACAGAAGGTGTCGTGTCTGAGACAACAATTTGAGTGTATGCACCAGCATTGCCAGGCGTTCCACTTGTTGTTACGCCTGTTGTAAATGCAGTTGCTTTAGCTGCATCTAGATAAAAACGTAAAGGATGTCCAGAATTAGAAGAATCGCTCTGGTCAAACTTATATGTGTTTTTTGGGATTAAATGTAAGTATGGTGAAAATACACCATTGATTTTATACTTGTTACTAGAACCTGTACCGTGATATGGATGGTCTGAAGTGGAAGATGCAACAGTTACATAAAGAACTTTTGTTGCAGAATCAAAATCGGTTGCATATCCATTGGCGACAGTAACAATCTCGTTACTACCGTCACGCATATACAACTTTTTGTCATATGTGTTGACCGCAAATTCACCCTCTGCCAAATCCGAAGTAGTTGGAATGTTGGAGTGTGTGTGCGACCTTTTAAGTTTAATATCCACAGCCATTAGGCAAAACCCCTATATGACTATTTAGAACGTACCACCGTCAATACT